CACCTCTTCTCAATTATGAGGGTCTTGATTCAATCAAAGATTCACATCGTAGAGCGGTAACCGCAGTCCTGTTAGAAAACCAAGAAAGATTTTTAAGAGAGCAATCCTCTTTCGAAACCGCAGGTTCATTCCTGACGGAAGCACCAACCAACGCTGTTGGTAATGGTGGATTTACTGGAGGATCCGCAGCGGCAGGTCCTACTGCAGGTTTCGATCCCGTTCTGATCTCATTGATCAGACGTTCAATGCCTAATTTGATCGCCTATGATATCGCAGGCGTTCAACCAATGAGTGGTCCTACTGGACTCATTTTCGCAATGCGTTCACGCTACACCAACCAAAACGGAACCGAAGCATTCTTCAACGAAGCTGATTCGGCATTCTCTGGTCAACCTGCCGGTCGCGATGATGCTGCTGGATTCAGTGATACCGCTGCTGGTATGGGTACTACTGCCCAAGGTGGTGTTAATCCTTCAGTTCTTAACCCTGTTGGTAGTGCTAATTCTACTGCATACAATGTAGGTCAAGGTCTACGCACCGATTCTGCTGAGAATCTTGATGGCACCGGTACTGATGCTTTCAACCAGATGGCTTTCTCAATCGAGAAAGTTACTGTTACTGCAAAGTCCAGAGCACTCAAGGCTGAGTACTCATTAGAACTTGCTCAAGACATTAAGGCCATTCACGGTCTGAATGCTGAAGCAGAATTGGCAAACATTCTCTCAACTGAGATTCTTGCCGAAATCAACCGTGAAGTTATCAGAACCGTCTATAAGGTTGCTGAACAAGGTGCAGTACAAAACACTGCTACACCTGGCATCTTTGACTTGGATATTGACTCCAACGGTCGTTGGTCAGTTGAGAAGTTCAAGGGTCTTCTTTTCCAAATCGAGCGTGATGCTAACGCAATCGCACAAAGAACTCGTAGAGGAAAGGGCAATGTTATCCTTTGCTCTGCTGACGTAGCTTCAGCACTCACAATGGCGGGTGTTCTTGATTACACCCCTGCTCTTAACAGCAATCTGAACGTTGATGATACTGGCAATACTTTTGCTGGTACATTGATGGGCAAATTTAAGGTCTACATTGACCCATATGCTGCTAACCTAACTTCTGCTAACGGAACTCCAGGTAATCAGTATTATGTCGTTGGTTATAAGGGTACTTCCCCTTATGATGCTGGACTCTTCTATTGTCCTTATGTTCCTCTCCAAATGGTTCGTGCCGTTGGTGAGAACAACTTCCAACCCAAAATTGGATTTAAGACCCGCTATGGAATGGTTGCAAACCCATTCGCTGAGGGAACCAGTCAAGGTCTTGGTGGTCTCAATGTTAACCAAAACCGTTACTATCGCAGAGTTGCGGTCAAAAATCTGATGTAAATCTCATATCATATGAGATTATCTGGAGGACCTCAAAAGGGTCCTCTTTTTTATAAATAATATAGTTAAAAACTTCAGTGATATGTTTTATATTTACAAATCAACTAATAAAATTAATAGTAAATTTTATATTGGTAGATGTAAAGGTCCTGTTAAAAATAGAGAATATAAACACTGGTGGTATGCCACTAATAAAAATAGTAATACACCATTTCCAAATGCTTTACGTAAATATGGAAGAGATAACTTTATCTGGGAAATTATAGAAGAAACTCGTGAAAGTAATAATGGAGAAAGAGAAATCTACTGGATAGATAAACTCAAACCATATTACAATGCAACTTTAGGCGGAGATGGAGGAACTTTTGGTCGTTCATGTCCAGAGCATGTAAAAGAAGCAACAAGACAATCGAGAATTGTGCCCGTTAAAGATAGAAAAACTGGAAAAGTTTATACTTCTATGAAAGATGCGAGAAAGGATACTGGAGTACTGGAAAGTAGTATAAGTAGGTCTCTAAAATATAACGGATCTGGTAGTAGATGGGAAAGAGTTATCTAAATAAAAATAAGAATATCATAATCAAAATGAAACCAACACCAAGAGAAACAAAAGAAGCAGTTGAAAGATATAATTTTGTTGTTGAGCACTTAATCAAAGAAGGTTATGCTCAAAACAACGAATCTGCAGATTTAATTATTAATGGTATGAGTGAAGAATGGTATAGTACTATTATCAATGAATGAGGATATAGATAATGGCAATTGGTCAGCCAGAAAATAGAAATTTTTTATCTCCTACAGGATTTAAATTTTCTCTCAAAAGAACTCCTAAAGTTGCATTTTTTTGCAACTCTGCAAACATTCCAGATATAACTCTTGGAATTGCAGTTCAACCAACATATTTGAAAGACATTGAACTTCCAGGTGACAAGTTAATTTTTGGAGATCTTACTTTAAGATTTCTTGTAGATGAAGACTTAAAAAATTATTTAGAAATTCAAAATTGGATGCGTGGACTTGGATATCCAGAAAGTTTAGAAGAAATTTATACATTTCAAAAAACTGGAAATATAAATCCAAAACTTGACTCACAAAGACAATTAGGTCTTTTTTCTGATGGTACTCTTCAGGTTTTA